CTGCCGATCACGCCTCTGTGCAACTCAATGCACACATGGGTCTTTTCGATGCCCATGGAGAAGCGGGATAACGTCCTGCGACTAGAGCACTTAACGTAGTTAAGCCAGCTAATCGCTGTCACTGATTACGGTCGACAACCGTAGGGAGTATATTTCGCCGAAAAGCGAGTATACATACGCGGTCTAGATAAGTGAACCTCCTGTTAAGTAGGGGCTTGCAATCCTGAACTCCCCCGGGAATTGTAGCGAAAGCTGTAATTTCCGGGGGTCTTAACAATCACGTCATGAGGACATATGCCAGTAAGAACCCATTATGGGAAGTATGGCGGATTCATTACTATCGGAGAACGCTTCTCTTCACCCGATTCGCCCACCATCGAATCGCACTCAGTTTCTCAATACAATGGCGGTGACGCCAACGTAACGATAACTGCGTACGATCGAGAAGGGACGGTCGATTGGAAGAAGCTAATTCGAGAACGAGAGTCTGCCACTACTCACATGTCGGTTTCCGGCTCGACCTTTAAACAAGGCCGCTTCGGGTTTAAGAATGACACTTGGGTAAAAGACCCCGACTGGGGTAATGATACTTATGAGTCATTCGCCTTAGGTAGCTTTGTAGATCCTGGGGATGTTATCCCCTCGGATGTGAGCTGGCTAGCATATGATGACGTGGTGAACCAGGCGTTGATGCGTTTCATCTCTCAAGCGAACTCCGTACAACGCTCTTTTCAGGGCGGCGTATTTTTAGGAGAGCTAAAAGAGACAATTCATCAGATCAGGCACCCAATGTCTGCCATCAAGTCGCACCTGAATACTTATTTAGGGAACGTAAAGAAACGTTCCGGTAAGCTCAGGTTAAACGGCAGGGTGGTTGGTAGCGGGTCCCTTGCAGAACGGTCACGAGCTGCTCGCAGCTCTCTGCAAGGTGTGATCTCGGACACGTGGCTCGAAGCCCAGTTTGGAATAAAGCCATTGGTGCATGATGTGCAAGATGCTGCAACAGCACTTGCACGTTATATCATCGATGAATTTCCTTCCAAGGTGGTTAAGGGTAAGGCAAAATACTCCGAAAATCTAGGGGATGCTTTTTCCACTAGGTTTCTCGGTACGGGGCAGGTATTCACACGCTACAGCAGATTGTCTTCACTTCAAGTGAAGATCTACGGTAGTGTTAAGGTACAGTGCTCCGCGAACGCTGCGCATGCTTTTGCCCTCGCGGGCGTGACATGGCGTGACTTCGCTCCTTCTCTATATGAGTTAATACCCTACTCGTTCCTCGTGGACTATTTTACCAATGTTGGTAGTTTAGTCGAGGCGGCCAGCTTTAACACAGCAACGGTCGCTTGGGCGAACATTGGCGTCTATGTAAAGTCTGTTAGCGAGCAGATTGAACAGCGCTATACACCGTTCCCCAGCCCTAATGGTCATTATAACCTGAAGGGTTCCTCCTTAACGCCTAGTGGTCCTTTCCGCTTCGAAAAGTTTGTTAAGTCAAGAGACCAGTATATCGGGGGGTACATGCCTTCTTTGGCATTTAAACTTCCCGGTATAGGTCAG